TGTTTCGCATATTCTTCCAGTGGCACACCTAATTTTTTAGCAATTGCTACCTGTGAAGGTGTGAGAGACACAGTTTTGCGACCTGGTTTGACAGAACGTTTAGCCGAAGCTACAGTTCGTACAGGTTTGGTCGTTTCCCTTTCCTCGTTTGTATCAAATTTGTGGGGGAATTCAAGTCTTATTCTTTTATCAACTTCTGCGTAATATTCATCGCTTGTTGGGTCAAAGTCTTCTTCATCCACTAGTTTTTTGTGTATATCAAAAGCAGTGTAAGTCATTGCACTGTCTTTACCAAACCAAGTGTTTTTTTGAGCCCAATCCTGTGCTTTTGGATCAGGTTCTCTAGTTGGTTCAGCTTTTCTAGACGGTGTAATATTTACAGGTCTTTCCATAAGCTCAGCTTTAGATGATGTATTTCTTTGCTCTTCTAATCTTGCTTCCTCATAACCAAGTCTAGCAATTTCTTTTTGAGCATTAACTTCAGCTTCTAAATCTCCAGCTTCTCTGGCAGCTGCTAATGTTGCATAAGTAGCTTTAAGATTAGATTTAATTTTTTCTTCTCTATCTTTTAAACCACTTGTTTCTAGTTGAGAGTATTTTTTCTTAAGACTATCAGAAGTTGCTTTAACTGATCGTGCATATTCTAAAGCTTCTTCTTTTTGTCTTTCAGCTTCTCTCATTTTTGTAGTAAGTTTATCAATTCTTCTTTTGACTCTCTTACTATATGATTCTAATTCTTCATCTTTCTCTGCACCTTCTACGGGTGTTTCTTTCTCTTCTAGTTTTGTCTCACGCTCATTTTCATAAGTTTTATCTACAGCGTCAGATTTTTCTTCAGTTACTTCTGATTGTTTATCTTCTACTTCAACCTCTTCACCAGGTCCTGAAGTATCAATATCAACCATAGGAACATCTTTTTTTTCTTCGTTGTCTATTGGCATAGTTTCCTCCTATGTATTAAATGTAGTGCAACATAAATTCTGGGTCAGCAACAGTACCCAAAACTTCGTCGTCATTAAGAATACGGACTTCTCCGCCTTCTATTGGTAAACGTGATCCAGCATATCTTGCAAAGATCACCCAATCTTTTTCTTTACACCAAGCGCCTGCAGGAAATTTTTCTTTATCCTTATATGCATCTGGTCCTATTTTTAAAACATAACCGCAATTAGTTGCGATTCTTGCTTTGTCTAAAGATTCTTGTGAAAATATTAAACCACCTTTAGTTTTTTCTTTCGGTGTAAAAGGTAAAACTAAAAGTCTCCAACCAGAAGGTTCTGGTAAGTTGTCTATTACTTTGTCAACGTTTGTTTCGTCAACTCTTTTTAATTTTTCTTCTTTATCTTGCTCTTTATATTTTTCTTCAAGAGCCATTTTTATCTTCGGGCTTTCCGAAGTCGATAACGTTTCCTTGCTCATTTTTTTGCTCCTTTTCTTCTAGCAGGTTAGAGATTTCCTGTTGTATAATTTGTAAGGCGTGTGCCTTTCCAAGTAGATACTTGTATTTTTCCATATTGTCAACCGATCCAGATGTATATGTTTCTTGAATCTGATTGATTCCTTCTTTTAAAAGTTTTTGAATTTTATAAACAATTGTTATTGGGTCCATCATATTTTAAATGCCTGTAGTTCGTTTAGTTTTTCTTGTGCTTCAGCTATTTTTTGTAATTGTTTATCAACCTCATCAACGTGTTGAGGATGTTCTCCAATACCAACTGAATTTTCTAAATAGATTTTTATAGTTGCATCTGCTTCAGAAATTTGTGCGTTATATCTATCTTCTAGTGCTTGTATGATTGCTCTTTTTAACATCTCCATCTTCTTCTAGCCTGACGGATTCTAGAATTAGGATCGTTACGAGTTTTAGCTGATGATCTTCTTAATTGTCCTAGTGATCTTGCGCAGTATGATTTTCTACGTTTTGCAGCTTTTGATCCAGGCTTCACTTTTCCTGTCACGGCTGTTTTTAGTTTGCTTCCAGGGTTTGCACGTCTGTAAGCTCTTACACCTTTTGCTGTCATTCCAGCTCCAGATTTTGTTGGTCTATAATTGGCGTTCGGACCTTTTGTAGTTTTTCTTATAGTCATTATACCTCTACCATTCTAGTCATATTTATAATTCCACCATCCATAGCTTTTTTTCTTTTTGTAAAAGTAGCAACGTTAGTTGGTTTTGGACCAGTATTACTTGCTGCTCTTTTTCGTTTGACAGCACTCGCCTTTTGCGAGCTTGTCATCCGTGTGGCTTTTGCAAGTGGGACGCATTTTGGATAAGCTCGTTTGCTGCCCTTCGATCTCCCGCAAGGTTGATACTTCCCGTTCTTCTTCGGGGCTCCTATATCTACCCACTTCTCGTCTAGCCATTCTTTAAGTCCTTTTTTAGCCATTAGACATTCTTATAAGCTTTTCTTCTGTCTCCCATAATAGCACCGCAACCTTTGGTGTATAACTTTTTAGTTGATCCACCTGTGCTCATTTTTTTTCTACCTACTTTGCCTTTGCAATATTTGGAAGCCCAAATATTTGCATACGCGCTTGGGTAGACCTTGAACTTTTTCTTCGCGGCAGCTTTACCTGCTGGACAAAGTTTAGCCATTATCTCATTTCTTTTCCGAATCCTCTTTTAGCTTTTCCTCTAGAGCCTGATTTAAGTTCTCTTATAACTCTTTTCTTTTCAGCTTTTAGATTCTTCTTACCTTTTTTAGTATATGCTTTTTCTGCATCTACTCTTCCAAGTTCTTCAAGACGATTCATTCTTTTAGTATTTTTTGCGTGGCCACCTTTTTTCATTCCACCTCTGTCCATTAGTTCAGTAGGTTTTCTTTTTGATTTTTCGTCTACTCCGTATCCTCTAGAATACATTGCAGATCCACCACCCATTTTTTTCATACGGCCACCATCTTTGTAGCCCATTATTTTTTTCGCAACATCAGGTCTTTTTTCCGCTAAAGCGTTCATACCTTTTGAAGGATATTTCTTTTTATCTCCTGGCATATTATTACCCCGTTTGTGTATTTTTTTTGATTTTGCTTTTTTGTTTAAGCTCCATCATGTTTTTATCTTTTGCAGAATAAACTTTACCATTTGCTTTTTCGTGATCAGCTCTTGGTCTTATTCTAGGCTTTGGTTGATAGTCAGTTCTCATTATTTTTTTCCTCCTTGGCCATTACGCCATATTTGTGTTCCCTTTATACCATAAACGCTCGCAACTACAAGGATCCACAAATTTGTGAACCACGTCGGCAGCGACGCAAAGTGTTCAAAGAACAGTTTTACTTTATCCATAGCAGTTGGATCCTCTGATATAACTGCCCAAGCCAAAACTAACACGGGCGCAGACAAAATCAATAAAATAAATTCGTCCTTATAATCATTTTGACGAGCTTCTAGTAATTTTCCTTGGTAAGCTTCCTCACCTCGAGCTTGTCGTTCAGCATGCAATAGCTGTGCATCTGACATTGCCATTTTCGCCTTCTGCTTGTTGGCATAAATTTTACTTCCAGCAGATACGGCTAATTTAATTGCCGATAACCACATATTAGTACCAAGTTACAGTTGATCTTTTGTTTTTTAGCATTCTTCTTTGACCTTGTACTCTGTCTTTTTGAGATTCATTTGGTTTTGACATCTCAACAGGTACACCGCCTTTTAGATAGCCGTCTTTGTTTGTAAATTTTTTAAAATCTACATGTTTTGACTGTGTTTTAATCATAGGTCTCCTATTTTTTTCTCAATTTCTTTAATGTTATAGCAAGTCGAGCTTTTTGTCCAAGCTTTCCTTTCTTTTTTGATGCAGCTTTCAATTTTGAAGCAGGTATTTTTTCACCTTTTTTAACTCCAAGAGCTTTTCTTAGTGATCCTGGTTTTTTAACTGCTTTTTGTATCCATTTTTTAGTCATTATCTGTCCTTTTTAAGTGCATTTTGCAATAAAGTTTTTTCAAGTGAAGTTTCAGCTCTCATTTCTGCTAATTCTTCGTTCTGTTCTAACTTATTGTCTTGGTTTTGTTGATTCATGACGGCTTTCATACGATCTAAATCAATTCTTTTATTCTCGTATTCTTTTCTTCTTTGATTTTCAGCCGCTCTTAAGTCTAATTCTCTAGCTTTTAACTTGGCAAGAGGGTCATTATCAAACTGAGAAGTAATATCTTTTTCTTCCTTCATGAATTCTTCAGTCATTTCAGCAATCAAGACAGCTTTTCTTGCTTCAAATTTATCAGAAAACATTTTTAACTGCATTTGAACCTGTGGATTTTGTGCCATCGCAGGATTTGCTTGAGCTTGTTGTTGTATTTGTTGAATTTGTTGTATGTCTTGAGCCATTTCCATTTCAGTTTGTTCTTGTGCCATTAATGAAATGTGTTCAAAAATATTTTTTTCTAAACTTGCCATGATAGCTGGATTATTTCTAGCAATATTAGTCGCCATAAAGTTCATGTGAGCTGTGATGTGTGCTCTATGATCTTGTCCAGGAAAAGCTTGAAACGGTTTTCCACCCATTGCATCAATATGTTCTAATGCAGGATCTTTTGGAGCTGGTGGTTGAGGACGTATTAATATTGAGTCTACATCTTTTACACCCAACGCTTCATACATATTTCTATAAACATTATATGTGTTGTGAATTTGTGGGTTTGACATTGCCAGCTGCAACTCTGTTTGCGCTAAAGATATTCGCTGTGATTGTGAGAAAATATTTGGGTCAGCAACTGGCAATATATCTATCCTATCATCGAAGTCCATTTGTTTAATCATTCTTTGGCCACCGACAACGTCATATGGATATTCTTGAGGCAAGTATGTTTTAAATACTTGCGACAATAATTTAAATTCTTCTTTTAGGGCTGCGTAAATTCTTTTGTGAATAGCAGACATTGTTCTGCTTCCTCTTTCAAGCAAGGCGACTGTCGTGCCCACCGCGGCTTGCTGATTACCCTCACCTACTTGCAGGTCTGCTATTGAAGCGAATCTTTGGCCTGCATTAACTACGACACCCATAAGCTGTAACAGAGTTTGTGAAGGCTCTTTGTAAGGAAGCATCATAAAGGCATCTCTAATACTTCCGCCTGGCGCATCTACATCTCTAAATTCTCCTGGTTGAATTGATTGTGCATCATCTCTAATTCTAATTCCTCTTTGTTTAAATCCTGCAGGTAAGTTTGATAATGTTCCTGCATCTAACAAAGATCTTAAAGCAGCTGTCGCAGTTCTTGATAAACCGCCAATCATGTGAATTAAACCAAAACCATAAAAACCTAGCCCTGGTAAAAATTTAAAGTGTACAAAGTAATTTACTTTTCTCTTTAATGGGTCTTCTTGTTTGTAGTTTCTTCTTATAGATAAAATTTCTTTTGAGTCTTCTTCAATAGTTACGATGTAAGGTAATTTAATTCCTGTTGGCTCACCATCTTGTCCCACATCTTCAAATCCATCTAAATCTAAGTCAACATGGAACTCAAGCAAAGTATGCATGTCTTCGTTCTTACCTGTTTTTTTCATACCTTCTAGTTCATGTTCTTTCTTTTCAATTTCTGTTTCATGTGCTTGTCCAGGTTGAGGTATTTCTACATCTCTGTAGAAACCCATGACCTGTTGTTTTCTCAAATCATTTTCTGTAATTTTAATTACGTGAACGATAGATTCCGCATCTTCTAATGAGGTAGCAGAATACGGAACTACTAAATCGTCCGCAGGGACAAATTTAGAAACAGCTCGTCCTAATAAATCATCATAGTAAACTTTTTTAAAAGTTGATCCAGCTAGTGGAAGATGAAATAACATAGAATCAAACTCAGGTTCGTATTCCCTCATTTGATCCATGATTTGATAATTCATAAATTCTTTTACACGATTCGCTTGTTGAACTTTTTGTGGAGTGTTGATTCCTAAAATTTGTGTTCTTACTGGTCCAGTAGCTGGGAGTAACTCTTTATAAGCGAGCGCCTGAAACTGAGTAACAGCTTCAGCAAGTACCGGGTGAGTCGCCCCCGAGGCACCTTGAAACGGTTCTGATTTTTTTTCATACTTAAATCCTAATAGATCAAGTCCAGTTGTGTACGTATGTTCCCAATCTTTTCTTGATGCTTTGTAATCTCTATAATTTTCTAATAATGTTGTGCTTAGTCTACCAGATTCTGTTTCGTCTAAATAATCTGCTAAGTTTGCGTAGTGATCTGTTGGAGGTGGTAAGTTTTTATCTTCACCGTAGTTAATATCTACGGATCCATCTTCATTCTCAATAACTTCTGTAGATCCTGATCTGTTTTCTGGTTCAGATATTTCTTGAACCATTTCATCTTGTACTACTTCAATAGTTTCATCTACGTTTGGTAGCGCTTTGTCTATTTCTGCCATTTATTTTCTCCAATCGAACTGTTTTAACATTGTTATATTTTAAATTCAAGCCTTGGGGTTGAGGACCAGATTTAGGGGGTAATAAGTGTACTTTAGGATATTTATTCGTCATAAGTGTATTTTCTCATTTCTTCTAAATCTACGTCTTCTATGTATTCTTCTACATCTTTTAACTTGCCTTCAGCATCGGGTCTAGCCGTTGCTTCTTTGTAAGTCAAACCTCCTGTTTCAGGATCTACTTCCAATTCCATTTCCATGTCTTTATCTAACATCTCACCATCATCAATTTTTTTTCTAACTGTGATTTTATTACCTTGTTCTCTAACTTGATAACCATCTCTTTCATAAACATACTCAAATTCGTCAGCTCTATTACCTGTAAAAAATTTCATTCCCTTTGCTTTAACTTTAGCTATAAGATCATATAAAAAAGTAGGAACGGCGTCACCACTTCTTTGAACTGTTTCAGTTACTGCTGGTGCAAGTGGTCCTAAAATTTTTAAATATTTTCCAAGAACTGGAATAGATGCAAGTCCACCTAATATCTTCATTGTTTGTCTCTTCTTAGGATCGAATCCATCTTTAAAAGCTTCACGAGTTATTAACCCACCATCTGCTGCGGCTATACCCATTTGTTCTTCTTGTTCTATGTTATATGCTTCTCTTTCTTCAGGAGTCATATTTTCAATTCTTTCAAGTTCGTCTTTTACAAACTTACCATATTGATATAAAGCTTCTCCACTTAATGATGCTATTCCAAGTGGTGACGCGATTCTAGCAACACGCATCGCGGCTTGAGGTGATAAACCTAAATTAAATAATCTTCTTATTAATGCATTCTTTGTAAGTTGATTTGTACCTTTAACAAGTGATGGAGCTAAAGCTGCTTCTGCTCCCAATGTAGCTCTATCTACTGCAGAAGTTGGATCTATACCGAAACCAGCAGTTATACCTATAACACCTAAAGGTGTTCCAGCGGCTGTTAAAAGTTTACCTGCACCTTTTCCTACATCTTTTAAAAGATCGGTGCTAACAAAACCTCTTTCACCTTTAAAAGCATTTTTATACATGTCTCTTGTTTTACTTTTTTCTGGTCTTTCAATTTCATCAACTGTTGTAATACTTTCAATACCTTTTAAATCATCAAGTTTTTTCATTCTATCTTGATTTTTAAATAAATTTAAAATTTGAGATGGAGCATCCATTTTTTCTAAAGTTTTTATGATTCTAGGAAAATCTCCAGTTTTTCTATCCACAGCAACATCAGGTTTTGCACCAAGATATCCTACTTCAGGTAGCTTAACCCTGATATTTTTTTCTTTTAAATATTCGTCTAAAAAATTTATAGAGTCAGGATTAACTCCTCTACTAAAAGCTCTTGAAACTTGATTTTGAATAAAAGCCTGATTAAATTGACCTGGTGTTATATTTACATTAACAGGGTATCTTAAATTTTTTCCACCTTCCACCACAGGTTTAACATCAAATAAATCATATATTTTTCCTTCACTTGCTTTTTTCTTATAGTATTCATCAGGCATTACTCTGCTGTAAAAATTACCTTCTTTGTCCATACGCATAGCCATCATAGCTTTTATATTTTTTCCAAAATTTGTATTGTTAATAGCATCAGGATTGTTTTTAAAATATTTATTAATTTCTTTTTTACCTTTTTCGATTTGTTTTAAATCTGCTTTGTCTGCTGCACTTTGAGATTTTTCTGCTTCTTTTATAGTTTTAGCTCTTTTGACATAAGAAGGATCTTGACC